GCCCCAACCGGTCGATAATGAGCACCTTGCTGCCTTCAAGGAGGCGCTCAGGCGAAATGTCGACAAGGGGTGGGATCGTCGTAGAAGTCCCTTTATACCTAACGGAAATGCGACCCTGCAGAGTACGAGGAGGGACGGAGGCAATTGGAATGTAGAGGAGTTTTCGGAAGACTTTCGGACTGAGTTGGTATTCTCATCCGGCAAGCCGAGAATAGTGACACTTTATTCCGCAAGGAATACTGAGTTGCTGCTGCCACTACATCACAGTCTCTACAATTTTCTACGAAGGAGAGGGTGGTTGCTCGTTGGAGACCCTACCAGCGAGCACATCAATAAGTTGAACGGCGCCGAGTTGTTGAGTTTTGATTACTCTTCAGCTACCGACAATATTAAAACCGCGTACGTGCGGTCGGCTATTGACGTATTGATTGAACAATCCGACAGTCTCACCGACGATGAGTTGAGAGCATTGCGTGTGCTTGGAAATTTATCCATCGACGGTGTTTGTTGCGGTAGCGGGCAGCCCATGGGCTCCGCTATGTCTTTTCCGCTTCTTTGCCTTATCAACAAGACCGTAGTTGATTTGGCAATGAACGGATTGCTCATTGGGAAGAAGATTTCGTTCAAGGAATGGTCATCGCATCGTTTGCTTATTAATGGAGATGACCTCGTGTTACGCGAGGTCAGATCCAATACGAATCTTCGAGGGGCGATCGCTGATGAAGGAAACAAAGTTGGGTTGATTGTCAATCACGAAAAGACTATGCACCATGATAGTCTTTGCGAGATTAATTCAACATTGTTTTCTAACGGCGATCGCGTCCGGAAGTTTAACGCGTCTGCGATTTGGATGGACCCTGGTGTTGAGGATGTTCTCGGTTTTGCAGCCGAGGCATCTCACAATGTAGAGACGTTTCGGCGTTTAGTTCGCCAGAATGCCAATATTCTCGCCAAAAGCGAGAATAAGCATTTGAGTGAATTGCCGGCTCATCTACAAGTGTGTTGTCGTAAGGACGCCAAAATACGACGAGCACTCACCAGTATGCCAAAGAACGTGGCTCCGAGCGTGAAAGGGGTTATCCAGATGGCTCCCCGGCCTGAAGGGTATCGACTTGATCGCAGTGAAGAGTTGCGTTCGATGAGTGGGGAGGTGGACAAATTGAGGGAGGTAGGGTTAAAATGGGCGATGGCTCGAGCTAGCCGACGCCGTTTTAAAACTACCGCCGTACCTAATTGTCGGTCTTACTCACAGGTTCTGAAGAAACGTCAGACGGCTGAACAGGAACTAATCCCTGCCTGTTACGTCCGGACGTATGTCAACAAAATGAGAGATGCGCTAGTTGAGGAATACGTGGCTGGTTCCTCAGTAATTGAGAAATGTGATCCGATTTGGTCGGAAAACGTTTCGAAAATTACTATCCTTTGTGATAACTTGCGTCTGTTTAAT